CAACATGTAATTTACATGGCCCTGCCCATGAAAGTGTCTTAGAGAGGAACTGAGCGCCTGAGATCTGTGCCCTATTAGGCTACTTACAGGTTGTTAAACGTACCGAGGACAAGTTCGCCGTTTGAGTCAGGCCATAGGTACTGGTAGTACTCCGGACGGTATCCGTTGTCCTCAGGATAGCCGAACTGGGAGTACCAGGGATAGTCCTTGCGCAGGAGAGCTACCCTGTGCGTTGAGGCAAGTTGCTCGTATCTGTCCTTATCCTTCATCCACCAGGGATACGTGAGTTTATCCTCAACGCGGCCAAGCTCAAGGGCACGTATAAAAGTTGCCTCGATCTTAGGAAGCATGGTGGACTTAAATCCGCGCTGTAACCACACGTTACACATCGTGTTTGCGTATAGGGTCAATGCCTTTTCGTGCCCTGCCCACATCCTTGCCGCAGGGTGGTTGCGCCAGCCCTTTGGGTCACGGTGTTCACCGCGAGGATCAAGTTGGGTAAGAGTTAACAGAAGTTGCCAAGCCTCAAGAACCTGCTTGTTTAGACGCTTGTTGTCAAGCTCCTGAGCGATACGCTCGAAGGATTCAGTCTGTGGTAGAAACGTCTGCATGTACCTGTCCTTTTGTCATTGAGACAATTATATCACAGGTTTGCTACTTTTCCTCCGGATTTGTGTCCTCGACAGGAACGTTTTGCTCGTCCATCCTCTCCTCGATGGACTCGATCGGCACGTATATACCTACGACCGTTACCTTTCCGCAGGTTATACACTCGCAGACCGCACCTGGGCTAAGATTTAGTGGGACGCTTACGTTCACGAGTCGTGTGATGATGTTCCCGCGCTCGTCGACGCTGTCAGGTTCCCAGACACTATTTTCCTGTATCCAGCACAGCTCGCACTGTGGAACAAGATCCTCGTCGTAGTCTCTAATCATCAGCCCTTAGCTCCTATGGGACTAGAGTACCACTTTTTCTTCGCCGCGTGTCGGGAGAAGTCCTTGTCTCCGTTGATTAAAAATTCTCGATCTCCAATTTTTTCAGGAGCATCTCCCTCATGATTTCCCTCAAGTGAGTTTGTTATCGCGGTTGCGATATACTTTCCAGCCTGCACCGCGACCGCCTTTCCCCACACCGCGGACAGAGATGAGTAATCTCTAACACTTTCAATGTCCCAGTCATCAGGAAGTCCCTGCATGCGTGCAGCCTCACGGTGAGTTATAAGTCTTGGTTCGGTCGGATGAATAACGTGATCTAGCGCGGATCCGGTGAGAACGTTACACCAGTGATCCTCCTTCCATCGATAAGGCTGTGAGAAACCTAGCTTAAAGTTCTTGCGTAAGACTCGAGGAGATATATCTATCCACTTTTGTGGAAACTGTCCGTTGTTCATGTCAACTGCCTTCTTGATCGCACCGCCAAGATCACCGTTACCCTGCCAACCTTCGTTTCCGATGATGTCAAACACCTCCTCGATACGTTGAGCGTGTATGTTGGTCTTACCCATGTGACCGTTTACAGTTCCGCTCTTTGATCTAAGGTGCTTAACCCACTTGCTTGCGGGAGCAATATACTTTTGTTCGTTCCATGACTGTGGCATCTTTGCAAGATCTCCAATGATGTCCATAATTCTTGGAAGTTCCTTTGGCTCCACGTGCGGTGCGTTAAACTTAATTCCACTTCTTACCGCTACCCAGAAGTATCTTGGACGATATGAAAATCCACCAACCTGCAGGTTGTTGTGTTTCACATGGTATAGATCGTACTTCTTACCTGAGATCTCCTCAACCATGCGCCGATACTTGTTCATTACGTCTCTTCCTTGTGTGTATGCCTGCTGTACACACTCAAATACAACTACCTTCGGTGCAACTCTTCCTGCGTATCGCATAAATGCTCTCGTGTGTTCATGTGCCTTTGCGTCAAGACCACGGTTAGCCTCACCTGACCAAACCGACCACCCTGAACACGGAGGACAACCTACGACTACGTCTGTTTTACTAACAGGCCACTCGCCTGGATCATCTGAGAAGTGATGTGTCCAGTTATCACCAAGATAATGACGGTTAGCCTCGGCAACTGGATTTCCAAAGTTTAATGTTCCAGTGCGTAGCTTCATCTCCATACCTGACTGCACAAAGCCTAGGCTCATGAAGCCGGCAAGACCGTTACAGTCAATAAAGTTAAGATCAGACAAGTATACACCTCTCCTAGTTAGCCACGGAAGGACTGTATACCGCCTTCACCGCGGACGTCCTACCTATTCCACGGTGTTTTCTTTTAATCCAACCTCGTAACCGCACCCTGCGTATCCTGCGATATCTACCCAGGTATCAGGCTTATAGGGTGATCCTTCTCCTGCGTCTCTAGATAATTTTACAAGTATCAACGCGGTTGCCACGTCTCTGCGTGTAAACTTTCTTCCAAACGCGGTAGACCAAAACTCCGCTATGCGCCCAAAGTTATCGTATGGTCCTCCGTAGTCTGTGTCTCTTGACCCAGAAATTAACGCGGCAGCCTGCCTGAGAGCCTCGACGCGTGGAAGTGTATTTTCAGTATTATCTGCCATGTTACCTAGTCCTCCAACTTAGTGTTCATAGTTACATATCCAATTAGCTCGTCACCGATCTCGTTAGATCTTAGCTTCATCTCTGCAAGAGTAGGAAGTTCCTCGTTTTGATTATTCATTATTCTTCTCCACTCGTCTCTTGCCTTGTTAGTCACGTCGGCAAGGTCTGTTCCACGAACAATGAACTCTATCGTTACTCTCATCAGCGAACTCTCTTCTGTAGCTGATATGGTGTGTAGTGGGTACCGTCAAGAACCGGCATCTTTCCGTCGTTTGACTTAAAGATGATGTCCCCGTAGCGAACTCCAACTACCTTTCCACGTCGTCCGTTGTGTATAACTCCGGTATCTCCGTCGTATGCATCACTCTTAACTCTTACCTCGTCACCGACAAGTATTGCGCCTGGCTGAGCATCAGCCCAGATCTCATCTGGCTTCTCCGGAAGTATCGAGTGGTTCACCGCAAGTTTTGTAAATAACTCGACGGTTTCCTTTACCTGGTTATTTGATAGTTTCATCTCATTCCAGGTTTCAAGTAGCTTAAGTATGGCAGTTCCAACGCCAACCTTAACCTTTGCCTCCTGCATTTGACCTTTAACCCAGTCAAAGTTTACCTCTGGCATTTTATTCCTCCTCGTCCTTTGGTAGACACTTGTTGCACATCTCAGGTTGCTTACCAACCCCTACGTCATCAATTGCACGGTAGCAAACTATACACTTGACACCCTTGCTTTTTACTACGTATCCTTCTAGTTGTCTTTTCTTGTTCTTTTCCATTTTCTCAAGATATAGACGATCAAGTACCTCGTCTGTTCCACCAGCCGCAACGATTATGTTTGCGACAAAGTGAAGAACGTCAACCGCCTCCTTGATGATCTCCTCACGGTCTGCGTAAGGTTGATCGTGCTGCCAAGGTTTCCATGAGATTGCCTGGCGCATCTCTGCAAGTTCATCGTCAATCGCAAGCATGTTCCACCGCATATATTCAACTAACTTACGAATCTTGCGTGGATCATCACCTGCCATCTCATCAAAATCTATGAAATACACGTTCTTCTGTAGATCACGTGTTTTTCTTAGCCAACCTTCAAACAGTATTCCCATTGCTATGCCTTTCTACTAAATATCTCAAGTGAGTCTGATAGCATAACTGCCGCATCCCGCTTGTTTGGAATTGACTGTACGTATGTTTCTCTTTGTTCCTTTGCCAGCTTATTTCTTTCATCCGCCGACATCTCCTCTATACTTGCCGCGATGTGAAGCCAAGGTTCTCCTAGGGCACCACTTTCACGCCAGTCAGTTGCAACCGGTGTAAGTGCATTTATTGATTGAACTAGTCTATATGTCCACCAGGTTCCTCCGGTTTGATATGGACTAATAAGTGCACCTATTCCACTTGCGATCTGCGCGGAAACCTGTTCATCTGTCCAGCCCTTGTGCCACTTCATTGGAACGGTAGGACTTGATAGCGTCGCAAGTGTAGACTTAGTCCAGTTAGTTGAGAAGTTTTCAACCACCCACTTTTCACGACGTTCAATCTCAATTGGATCCTGCATCGTAAGTATATATGAATCTAGGTTTATACCTTTTATCGACGCGGCCGCACCTACAGGAAGTTGAGATATTACCTTTCCAGTTCCGGACCAAGGAAGAGACGGATACAAGGTTGTTGGCCAGGTATCCTCTAGTAGATAGTCAACAACACCCATCAGGTCATCAAGAACGCTAGGTGTACTTGCGTGCATGTAACCCTTGCGGTATGAGTAAAAAGATTTTGTCATGTTCTGTGGATTCTTTGACATCGCGCGAAGGCTTGCGGTAATCCTCACAGGTTCAGGTGCGTCAATGTAAAGTGCAAGTTTATCAGAATCATGTAATACATCAATGACGTTTAACGCGCCGTATACGCGGTTGGCACTTAAACTTGTCAGTGGACTTAGGCCAACAAGAACGTGATCGTACTCGTTTAGGTCAGACGCCTCCCAGGATATCTCCGGATCTGTTTGAACAACCTCGTGACCTTGAACTGTTAGGACGTGTGATAGTAAACTTGCAAATGAAAGTGATCTTCTATTTGCGTCGGTAGATGCGTGCGGCGCGGACATTCCTGTTAATAAGATCTTACTCATGCACGTGTCCCGTCTGCGTTTAACTTAACGCCCTTGTCCTCGGCAACCGCACGTTCAATAATTCGGTTGCAGTGTTCAACAAACCTGTCATACGGTGGAATATAAGGTGCAAGTGCATTTCTCTGCGCAAGTGCAGCCTCTGCTAGTTCATCGGTGGACATCTTTTCAACGTCCGCGATCTTTAACTTATACGGATCACCTAGCGGATCACCCTCACCCTTGTCGGTAACAAGAATTGATCCAACGTGCGCCGCATATAAAAAGCGACTACGCCACCAGCCTGATCCTGCGTGTGGATACGGCGGAGAAAGAATTCCCCAGTGTCTGTTATAAAACTCAAGTACGTCCTTCTCCGTATCAAATCTTTGTCCACCTAGTTTTTTAATTAGCTTACGACTTCCCACGATCTCAACCGGCCAGGTAGGTGTCTTTCTTTCAAGCCAGCCGTCATGTGGCATTAGAGCTCCAAGTACCCACGCGCGTTTCTTTTCCGTCGCCGCAAGTTCAGTTACACCCTGCATCGTCGGAACTACAGTCGCGGTTGGATCAAGTGCCTCGATCGGACCTACGTCACTTGGCATGCGCCTACGCACGATTGAACGATCACCAAACGAGTACATCGGACAGACCGGAACCATACCCGCTGCCCACCGTGCGTCTATAAGATCAGCCGCGGCTTGAACAAGACGCTTCTCCCAAGGTTTAATGTTCTCATCGTTATCCATCATGTAGTAGCGCTCGATGTAGCACTTCTTTGCCGCGTCTGGATTTGCCTGTTTAATTCTTTCAAGTGCAGCCTCGATGTCCGCGCGACTAAAATACGTTGCGCCTTCATCACCGCGATGCTCGGTTCCAACTAAAAGATGCTTGTACAACATCTGTGGTTTACGAATTAGTGCACGTGCTCCGTTAAATACGGTGTTCGTCTGCCAATCATCAAAGAAACCTACGCAGGGAATACCTGATGAAAGTGCGTATAACGCACCCATCGCACCTTGACGTCCGTTAAGTGAGTTTAACGGTGCAAGATTGATCCATAGAACGTCATATGAGGACAGATCCTCGCCAGGTGTGATCTTACGCCAGTCAACTTCATGTCCTGACTCACGCAGCGCCTTAACAATAGACGCAGGCACGTCAATCTTTTGAATCGTACGTTTTTCCGTGTTGATCTGCAACGCGGTAAAACCACTAACCAATACTTTCATAATCCACTACCTTTCGTCTAAGTAGATTTGGAATGTCACCTAGACTATATCAGAATAGGTGACAAACCAGACTTACTTAGATTAGAACGGTGACGCTGGTGGCGCTGCCGGTGCTGCTGCCGCAACCGGAGCAGCGGCAGGTGCCGGTGCTGGTGCAGGAGCTGGTGCAGCCGCAGGTGCTGGAGCAGACGATGCCGCTGTTACACCTGGGTAATATTGCTTGATCTCATTTTTCTTCTGACCTTGCCAGGTACGAGATGAGATCTGCGCACGAAACGCACGACCACGAATTGCCTGCTCAATCTGAGCGTTTGATGGATTGGTTGAGAAAAATTCACGACCAAGTCCAAGTGCATGCATCTTACGGAAGAACATTCCTAAAGCTGCACTGTTGTCAGGTGTAACAACTAGGTTATCCCATACAAGACGTTTTGCATGTGCACCGTTTTGTACCTGTGCCTTTATGGCAAACATTGTTTTACCAGATTGTGACACCTTTGCGGTAGCTTCAACTACAACTAGGTCGTAGTCGCCATCCGGTAGTGGATCATACCCTGCCGATACTTCACCGGCGTCTTTTACTAAATCGCCCCAATTAAGTGTACTCATTGTTGGCTATTTTCCTTTCGCTGTAGTTGTTGCTTGTGTTTTTGGACCAAATACCATATCCAACATGCGTTCAATTCCAAGGTTCTCTTGTTCTACGACCTTTCCAAGTCGTCCTTGAACGCGTTCTCCTGCCTCGTATTCGTTCGTACGTTCTACGTACATACGACGAACCTTGTAGGGAGGTTGTAGTGGATCTGGGTTTGGCATTGTCTCGACAGTGACCGCGCCGAGAATATCATAGAAGTATGGTGCTTGAATTGCAAGCTGTCCTTGCAGGTATGGACGTGAACGACCATCTGTTCCTGGACGTGCCATTGCTGTTAACACAACTGCCTCCAGCGGTTGTGTTGGGTGCATTGTAAGATCGCGTAGATCACGTAGAAGAGCTCCCATGTGACGAAGTAACTCGCCCCACTGTTGCATCTTCATCTGTTCGGTTCCTGCGATCGAATCCATGCACTTTACCTGAAGTTCAGATATTGAGTCAATAATAAGTGACTTGAATTGGTGTTTTCCAGTTTGTAACCACTGGAATGTTTTAAGAACTACGTCGTAGTCACGAACATTAACTACAACTGTATCCCAGCTGCCGTCGGCAACTGGTGGTTCTTCTCTAATTGGGTCCCAGTACTTTACGGTGATAGGTAGGAATCGATGCCCACCCTCAACGTCGAGCATGAGACGTGGATACGGTGCGGTAACGGCAAAGGTTGATTTACCAACCTTTGATTCACCGTAAACCATGATAGTCAACGAACGTTGTACGTCAGACATCACTGTTTCCTTTCATCTCTTTAGTAAGTTGGCGTAGCATTAGTCTGCACTGCCTTTCTTTTCTTCTACCCCGTAGTATGCGTACGGATTAGAAACCTCAAATGCGTCTTCAATCGCAGCCTCAGCCGCACTTCCATCGTCAAACATCGGACAGATGGTGAAGAACTGGCACTTCCACTTGCAATCACGTGAAGGACGAGGATACGCAACAAAGCGATGATCTCCTCCTTCGTCAAGTGCCTTTCGTGTGTTTAACATGTCACTAAGTGTTCCATGAATTCTTTGCCAAAACGATCTAAGTGCAAATACGTTGTGTCGTACCTCAAGTTGCTCGTAAAACGGTGGACGCGCGTTGGCAGAACGCTTAACCTTCTTTAACATTGTGAAGATACCACCCTCAGAACGTTCACCTTCCTTGTTCTGTGCTGTCTCTAACATCATATATGTAAGAATCTGCTCGTTCATGTGTGCCATGCTTGAGAAGTCGGTAAATGAGCCGCCAACTGTCTTAAAGTCACGGAACATACGAACACCGTCAGCCTTACGACGAACGCGCATGTCGATCTTTCCTTGAAGTACCACAGAATTATCCAGTAAAGGCATTGAGATAATTTCCTCGGTTGAGATCATCTCTAACTCTGCGTCAATTCCATTTTCCTCAACCCACTGTAGGTAACCCTCAAGCATGATGCGTCCAAGCTCTGCCTCTGACTCAAGATCATAAGTATCACGATACGCCTCAACCAGTATCTTTTTATCGTTATCAACAAGTTGTGCGTGCGCATCAAGAAGTGGTATGTTCTTTGAGTAGTACATATCAAGTGCCTCGTGAATACGTGAACCAAGTGCAAGTGCACCCGTCATCTGCTTAGACTTTGGCTGTAGTCTACGGTAGTAACTTAACCACCACTTTCTACGGCAGTCCTTATATGTTTGTACCTCAGAGTTTGAGATATGTAGTGGCTCGGTCATAGGTTTCCTGCCTTATCGTCCTTTAGTAGTGTAAGTAACTTATCCTTGTCGCGAACTATCTGTTCAAAGTTATCGGCCTTTGTCTCAAGTACCTGGATAACACGTTCCTCAATAGTTCCCTCTGTTACGTAGTCCGTAACGATGATCGAGTCATGAATCTCAGATCCAATACGGTGAACACGGTCTAGTGCCTGACGATGATCAACTAGTGACCAAGGTCGTTGTAACATGATTAAACGTCTTGCCGCGGTTAAAGTAATTCCAACTCCTCCAGCCTGTGCGGTAAACAGAATCCACTTGATCTTTCCTGCCTGAAAGTCATCAACCGCCTGTTGGCGTTCATCATCTGTTTGAGCGCCGGTTATAAGACCATGCGCAATTTTTTCCTTGGTTAACGCCGCACTTAAAAGATATATAAGTTGTCGTGATACCGCGCATACCGCAACAGAGTCATTTCCAAAGTCACCATTTTTTATGTCGTCCATAAGTGCGTCAACCTTACATGAAGGATCAGCAAGTATTGCCTTGATCTCACCTGTCTCCTCGTTTGCCGCGATCTCTGCGTATGAGCTTGCAAACTGTAAGAGACGAATAGTCTGCGTTAGTGCGCTAGGTGCGGTAATTGCCTCGCCACCCTCTAGCTCCGCGATCATCATGTCACGCATCTGGTCATAAGCCTTCTTTTGTTTTGTGCTCATCTCAACGTCACGACGTTCAAACATCATTTCCGGCAACCATGGAAGTACCTTTGCCTTTAACATGCGTCTCATTCTTGGATTTAACGCGGCATAAAACTCAGGTTCCATGTGTGGCTTTATTCCTAAAACCATCATTCCACCAAATGCGTTAAGCATTGTGTTAACCATGCGATCAATCCAGCGTGTCTTACTTGGCCACTCCTCAGGACTTAACCAGTGAAGAATAGGCCACAGGTCAACTACTGTATTTGCAATAGGCGTTCCTGTTAGAGCAAATCGAACATCTGCATCACCTGTTGCAGCCCATAAGGCTCGGGACTGCTTACTCTTTGGCTCTTTGCTTCTATGACAGTTACGAACTAAAACTTTATTAGCAAAATAATTGCCTGTAGAAGTTGTTATTGAGTAGACAGTTGTTGTATTTTTTGAATAACTATCTCGGCACACCTGCTCGTATCTTTGTGAACTTCTGAGTTCCAAAAGCGGATGATGGTCCAATCCATGCTTTCCAATTTCTTGCTTCGAACTACATCTGCAGCTTTTCTTTCTTGATGATGGTGTACTCCACCGTCTACTTCTACTGCCAATTTTATCTCCGGAAATCCAATGTCTAAAAATGCGCAAGTAGTTCCAGTGTTTCCCGGAAAGTTGAATCGAACTAACCATTCTTTTTCGTGCGGAGGCAGCCTTTCTGATAACATTTTCACCTCTGGAGAAGTCCTCCTTCTGTTGATACTCATTCCAGCTGCTGCTCTCTGCCATCCACGCTTCCCATTGGCTGAACGAATTGCTGGATCCATATTCTTGAAAGGGTTGCTTTCTGATAAAAGATGTCGCCTCACCGCTTGGTACAGTTTGCTCTCTGGGTCCAACATGTGCTTTGACATTGTCCTTGAGCGAGATTCTCGAACTCCAGGCTGATCTGCTCTCCACAGTTGCACACATCTTCTTGTGCAAAATCTTGAAGTTTTCTTCTGGTAAGGTGGCTGATACAACTTTTTGCACCACTCGCAATTCTTTACTGGTTGTAGAGTTCTTCTTGATGGAGTTTTTGAGTACGCCTTCTTTCCATTTGCTCCCGCTGAACAGCGCTTTGAACAATAAACTCTTCCCCTGTGTGTTGTTAAAGACTCTTTGCATTTGAATTCTTGGTGACACATCTTGCATTGTTTTACTATCAATGGCATACAGCACATCACCTTCTACTAAGTCTCCTAGGGGGCGGTATCCTTCACCCTTTACATAGAAAGGGTGGTTTGGAGTTGCTCCCCACTCGGTTACTATTGTATCACTATTTCGGTTCATCGTATCAAGTACTGTCGACAAAACTACTTTATTTTTATTATGATCATAACCCCAAATTTGATCTCCTGGTTTTAACTGATCTATAGCCTTAAATCCATGTGGCGTGCTTATTGGCGTTTCCTTTACAAAGCACTCGTCTGCAACTACAGCCTTAAAGTCAATTCCGTTTAGTTCTCGCTTGTGAACCTCGCAACGATTTTCTGTGACCTTCTCGTCGTGTCCGCCGCAGTCCTTACAGCGGGCAAGTGCAACAGATCCGTATGGTGCAAGTCTTGAGTGACCGCGTAGAGATTCCCAGTTGATAATAAACACCTGCGCAGGTTCATCAAATTGCTTACGTCTTTGAGTTGCTGAGCCCTTAATTATCTGTATATCCAGTCCTGGCCACCACTTGTCAAACTCGCGCTTCCAGTTTTTCTTAAGGGTGTTAGGGCAGACGATCAACGCCGGAAATATAGGTGTTCCATTTTCCTGTAATAGCTTAAGTGCTCGTATTGCCTGGGCTGTCTTTCCTAGTCCAGGTTCGTCGGCAAGTAGGGCACGTCTGGCCGTCGCTAGAAACTTTACACCTGCTCTTTGATGCGGGAATAGGTCCTCGTTTAGCGGGTCCTCAAGGGACTCTAGTTCACGTAATTCGTTCGCTGGGGTAATTCTATTGGCAAGCTCGTTGCCTGCCCACTCGGTCAACCTAGGGCCAATAACAAGGTCATTCTTAAAGGTAGATCGAAGCGCAAGACATGTAGCCCAGCTCGTTGGGACGCTCCAAACCATGGTGGTCGCATCCCACTTGGCTCCAGGGATACTCTTACAAAGTTCCTTAAAGCGCCACTCAGCATTAATAACTATATGCTTGTTTGTCTCGCTCAACTCCACGCTAACGGGCAACTGATCGATCCTTTCGTCGTTATGTATACATACTAACAGGAAACTGCAGAAAAGTAATTAAAAACTCACCTAGTAAGTAGTTTTTTACTGAAGTAGGCGCATTGGCTTCCAACCTATCTTTACAAACCTCAATAATCCGTGTCTTATGGCGTCAAGTGCGTGTCCGTCACCTCCGCGGTGCCAATATTCCAGTTTTTTAAGTTTATCGTTCGCAAACATACCCTTTGCGTCGGAAGGTGACTGGAAGATTATTGACTCCGGATCAATCTCATTATCCAGCATGATTTGGCGCAATATCCCGATCTGCTCCAGCGAGTAGGGTGCCTGGGAGTTCTTTACGGTCTGCATGTTTATGGTAAATCTTTCACAGACTATATCTATAGGAATATCTTTATCTTTTGACATGGTGATTGCGTCACGTATGGGCTTGGCGTACTCGCGCATCTGATACTCACCTGACGAGATAAGCCTAGGCTCGGTTCCGTCATATTCAAACAGCGCGACTCCACTTGCCTTTCCTGGGTCAACCGCTAGAACTAACTTCATCTGTACTTTGCTCCCCAGTTGTCAAGAGGCCCATCTATACCAGCCGACAAAGGAACGTCCCAGCCCTCACGCGTTGTCATGCACTCCTGAACAACCTTCATGATCTCCTGTGCGTCCTTACGCGGAGCGTTCAGAACAATTTCATCGTGCACCGGAACGATTAGGTACTCTGTTAGATCTGCCTGGTCAAGTTTTACTAGGTTAGCCTTAAATATCTCAGCCGCGCCTCCTTGGATTAAATAATTCAACGCAGAATATGCCCTATCATCATCGCAAGGAAGCCTACGTCCTGTCCAGGTGTATACGTACCCTTGTCCTTCAGCACGAATTCTACGCATCACAACATCTTCAATTTGTCGTTGAAACATAGTCATTCCAGGAAAACGTTTGTCAAATTCATCAGATGTAATTTTCATTTGTTTCTCTGGCACACCTGCTGTTAAAGCTTGCTTAGCTATACCTGCACCATACAAACGTCCATAGATCATTCCTTTAATGAGTCCTCTACGTCTATCTGATCGTTGGAAAGATGGGTCTTGATATACTTCACGACCAATGTCTGTGAAAGGATCTGAACCTGCTGCGTCAGCGTTGTTGAACAGTGATATGAGATTTGGATCCTTTGACAGTGATGCTGCCATACGAAACTCAACCTGGTCAAGGTCTGATGTGATGATAACATGATCTTCATCCTTCGGTATAAACGCGGTGCGAACGGTGTCATCACCCTTTGGCAAGGTTTGCAGCGCTGGGTTTTGTATGGACATGCGACTTGTGCGGGCACCAAGTGTTTTTACAGATGGATGAACAAATCCATTTACGTTATCATTTATAAAGTTTAGAAAATATGTGTTTGCAAGCTTATCTGCCTTACGCTGTTTTAGTGTAACCTCGGCTAGTTTCTTTACCTCGTCATTACCGGTTATCGTAAGTAACTTAAGTTGGTCCTTGGTTACCGCCTTGTTACCTGTAGGTGTAAACTCTGTAATCTCTGCGCCTAGATCTTCAAAAAGACGAACAAGCTGCATGTTACTTGATATTGAGACGCCGTTGTAGGTCTGCTTTGCCCAGGTTTTTACCGACTCGCTATACTGAGTTAACTCGTCGTACTTACGTCTTGAGTAATCAAGATCAATTCTTGCCCCGTTTATCTCCATGCGTGTAACGATACGTCTTGTGGCCATCTCAAGTTCATAAGCCTTGTTGTATGGACCTCCTGGGCCGCATTTTTCATAAAACATCTCCCAGATACGCATGGTAAGAACAGTATCAAGAGCTCCGTATGCCCAGTAAGGCTGAAAGTTCGTAGGAACAGTTCCCCACGTCCATCCATTTTTAATAAGTTCAATGTCAAGTGATTCCTGCAATGCTACCGCACGTCCGTCAACGTGAAGAGCAGCTAATCTTTTTAACGCACCTGATCCTAGAGGATCAATTATGTGCGCTTGTATCATTGTGTCGTGTGCCCTGTGCCACGGAAGTTTCCAGTTAGATTGAATATCAAACCAACGAGCCTCAAACGCAATGTTGTGACAGACTATAGGACCATCAAACTTATCCATAGCCTCATAGAAGACACCTGACCACTCCTTCCAAGGAATTGCCCAACCTTGCTTGCCGTCTCCAACCTGTACAAGTCTTAGTTGACCGTGCCAGGGAGATAGTGCATGATCTCTCTCACCTCCTGGAAGCTCGCCGGTCTCGGTGTCAATCGCAATTGCGTTGTGCGGACGACGCTCACCTAGCCAGGAGATAAACTCACGTGCCTTGTCAACGTTGTCAACGAGGTGAAGTTGAACGTCCTGTAAATTATCTGTCAATTTTTATCCTCTAGTATTGTTACCTCGATATTACACTTCCTGTAGTACTCAAGTACAATCTCAGGTTGACGGTGTTTTGCCCTTGAAAGAATTCTCATAACAACTCTTGATACTCCTGAGTTAGAAACAAGCTTTGCGCACTGCATACACGATGCGTCTGTGATGTAGATCGTTCCTCCCTCCATTCTTGACCTGTCTACGTATAAAAGTGCGTTTGATTCCGCGTGTATCGCAGGGCATGTGTCATACATGTTGTCAAGAGGTGTTACTCCCTGTGCACGTGGACACCAGTTTATACAGTCTCCCTCAACAGGATAGTCCTTTGCAGGTCCGTTGTAACCTGTAGAACTTATGCGTTGGTCCTTTGAGACAACAACCGCGCCGATCTGTGCACGGCTACAGCGTGAACGTAGTGCCACCGTGTCGGCAACGCGCATCCAAATCTCATCCCAGGACGGTCTATTGTTCATCTAGCGGACCAAATAACGACGTAACCATGACGTTGGATATAAGAAACAATGCATCACGGCGACTAAATCCTGCAAGTCTTAACTCCTCATACATGACGTGAAGTGTTATTGCCGCCTCGCGCAGAGGAGGAACAAAGGTTTTTTCTACCTCAAGACGGTCCTTATCACTGTCATCATTTTTGTTCATTTTTTAATTTTTCCTTGTTATTTTCAATTGCCTTCCTCATCGCTTTCGTGTACCACGTCTCGGTTATGTCAATTATGTTGTATACCTCTTCATTGTTTTTATCAACCGCGGTAAGAGCCATCAACGCAAAGTTTTGTACCTCTTTCCAGGTTACCGCAACTATGTTAGGTATGTTGACGTATTTGTCTGTGTATTTTAAGTTTTCAGCCATGTCATAGTGCTGCTCGTAGATATGAAGTGATCCAACGTGGTGGGTGTACTTACCTGGCTTGATGCCTAAAACAGAAGCCATGGCAATTTGAACGCGGGTAAACTGGAAGAAGTCATACGCCGCACCTAGCCAAACGTCGTTTGATCTCATGTAGACTGACATGTTTAACTTGTTATCACGAATTCTAAACTGGTGAAGTATTGTGCATGGATAATCACGCTTACTTGGAAGTAGATCAAGCTTAGGATCCCAGATTGTAACTACGGCCTGTCTTGAGTCTGGATCATTTTTTAGACGCTCAATTACAGGACCGTATTGATCAACTGTTCTCAATCCGTATGCTCCATGAAATAAACCGTTGTCCTCGGTGTAGTTCTTAAACTGTGGTCCGATGTCCATGACAAGTTTTGGCATAGATATACCTGCAAGTAACTGACAAGCCTCAACTGCTCCGATACCTGCGACCGTTCCGCGTCCTACGCCCAGAGGCAGTGTGTTGTGAACGTCGTCAATGCGAATTACCGCGTCCTCAATCTCACGGGTCTTCATTCCGCGTGGAGCAGCCTCCCTGCCGTGCTTGAGAACGTGCTGAACAAGATCAACGTAACCGTTAACCGCATCAGGTATGTTTATTACCGCAGTATCCATGGGCTGTCCTTTTCTAGGTTGTCATACGCACTTTTTTCAATTGCCTGTCCGTATAGTTCCTTGTCCTTGTGGTGAAACCTTCTTACGTACTGTGGGTGAGGAAGAACGTCGTAGTGCTTTGGGTTTATCTCTGTTCGCATGATTGCCTTCTCCGCAAGACGACCAAGCACAACTATTCGTGGACGGTTAAGGTCAAGCCAAAGATCGTTTAGGTTAAACTCAAAGTCATTTGCGTTTATGATTCCAACTCTCTTCCAAAAGGTGTCGGGAAGAGCTGAAAGTAAGAAATCTCCGGAGTTTCCATCAACAGGCATAAAGGGGAGCTGGGTCTCCTCGCCATATCTTTTAACGATATTTCGTCGATCACCGATGAGAAGTACGTCAGGATCTGGAGACCCGATGTAGCTGTTGTACCTAGTTATATACCTCGTATCGTTAAGTTTTTTCTCAGCCGCGTCTACAACCTTCACCGCAAGCTCGTCAACCTTGTCAAGACTGTTAGGACCAGGACTAAGTTTATCGGTAAGTGAGGCGGAAAGTATTGATGCAATTTCATACTGTTCAAGAATATACTCAAGCTCGTTAACGTCAACAAAGTCATCACCGCGAGATCCTAGGCGAGACTTGATGACCTCAAGTGGTTGATAGAGCCAAAACTCTGCAACGCCTCGTGATAGTAAAAATAACTCTGTCCAACGCCAGCCTGCCTTTCCAAGTAGGCCATATCCATCTAAATTTGTGTGTGCTCGTTTTAATGGAGCATATGTGATCTCGCCCCAGTGCCAGCGATCTGAGATGATCGTCTCACTATTAAAGTTTGTTTCCTCACAGGACGTTACGTATTCATTTAATACCCAGCGGCGTGTCTCCTCAAGAGGACGCCCCTTGTGGGACATCGTTATTTTTCTATCAGGATAGCGTCTATTAACCTCGTTCTCAACCGCAGAGATTAAAGAGGTCTTGCCTGAGGCGTCCGTTCCTTCAACTACTATAAACATATCGTCCTTTGGTATGCGTCGTGTAAAAATTATATAACAAAAAAGCTAATTAAGGAATAAGCTCCACCCTGTAGATTGACTCTATACCTTTATCTACCTTTGATGCATCCTCAAGCAGGCGCTCTGCAACCTTAGTTAGGTAGCGTGCACCTCCGTCATCATACTTGTACAACGCCTCAAGCACGGCGTTTGGATCGTCACTTACCTGTGCCCAGTAGCGGTACTTCTCAGGAAAGATCATCACCGCACTTGGAGATGGACGACACTGCTCGCATGGAACCGCGTTATCACTTAAGTCGTCAGCGTTTATCTCGGTAAGGTTGTAGCGCTTAACTAGGTCACACGCCGCGCCGTGATAGATTATTGAGACGCCGACGCGGGACAACACGTATGAACCGTTATCAGTTTTGTATAAAGCAAACTCGATCCAGCGAGTTGAGTCACGTCTCCACGACGATGACTCGCTGAGAAGTTTACCGCTAAACTGTAAGGTTCTAGCGCTGTCCTTTACCTCAAACACTAGCTACCTGCCCTCTTTCGTCTTGGCGTCAGATGATACTATATCATTTATTTCCATAAGCTGTGTCAAGTCTGCACGAAGAGAGGCAATCTGCCCCTCGTAGTTTGCAGTCATCTCGCCGATACGCTGTTGAAGGGCAATGATCATCAGTTCGTTCTTTGTCTTTGGAGTATCCATGAGGCTATATTACTCCGCCTGGATCGCGTCGTACTGAGCCTGAAGAGCCGTGATCTGAGCATCTGCGTTTGAGATGATCTTGTTTGCACTTGCCACTATTGACTCATCGGGATTCTCAAGGGCATTTTGCTCGATCAAGGTCAACTCAGCATTAAACTTGTCAATCTTCACGTTTCTAATGCGTGACGCGACAAGGCTAAGCTTTTCTTCCTTGGTTATGTCATTAGCTACCATTTTATTCCTTTTCTTTTGTAGTTATCCTTGGTTGGTCAAGGAATTCTTTTCTTTAATTAACGCAGTTTTTGCATTCTGTACTTCTTGAATAAACTTATCATACTCCTCTGGATTAGATATGTCCTGTCCATTAATGATAAAGGAATTTCTTACCTCGTTGTTCGCGGCTATTAAGTTGTCTAGTGAATCAATTCTTTCTTGAATCAAAGATACCTTTTGATCTGTAGTCAGATTGATAACTTGATCTTCATTTGTCATATCAAAGTCCTTAGAAGTTGTAGGTGGAAGGTCCACCGCCAGTTGTGTTTCTCTTAACACCGGTAACTCTCTGAGTTCCAGCAGATCCGGTACCGTTTAGTCCGGAGTACGGCGTTATATAGAATTGATAGTAAAAGTTTAATCCACCACTGTTTGTTATGATACTTGAACCGTTGGTTGTATTTGAGGTAACAAAAGTGGTGACTGGAGAATTAAGTGCACTGCTTGCACTTCTATAAACTATATAGAATACTGAGGAAGTGTTTTGCGCTGTCCAGGTTGCGGTCATATATGGAGTAGATGATCCTCCCGGTGTTAAGGTAATTGATGAGATGTTTGGAAGAGCTGTTGTTGTAAATGAAGTACTTGCTGAGGCACTACTTGAAGAAGAGTTTGTAACGGTGACCGTTATGTTGTAGGTTGTACCTGGAGATAATCCAGTAACCGCACGAGAGGTTGCCGTTGTTCCTGTGTATGAGCTTGGCAGACCAGTTATACTATAAGTTGCTTGATTTGTAGAAGACCAACTGATAGTAGCGGTGCTGGTAGTTATAGAAGATACTGTAAGGTTAGTTATCGTTGGAGGAGCAGCTGAAACTGTAAACGCAAATCCAGCACTCCAGTCACTTGCAAGAGTTGATGGACCAACACTTGTTTCTCCTAAACTTGCAACAGATCTTACGTACGCATACCAGGTAAATCCAGTTGGACCTGGACCAGTATTATCTGTTATAGGACTTGAGGAGCTTGACGCGTCAAAAGATACTGGATCTGTTATGTCTGGAAGTCCAGTTGTCCAATAAAGTTGGTAGAAAGGTCCTGAACCTCCAGTAAAGTATACTGTTACTGGGCCATATTCTACTCCTGAAGTGACAGAAGTTATAGTAGGAGCAGTTAAATTAGATAAAGTAGAAAAAGTTACTGATCCGTAGTTTGTTCCTGTAAAGTAGTAGTTGTTTGCTCTAACTAAAACAGTGTATGAGGTACCTGATGAAAGTCCTGTGATGTTTACCGAGGTACTTGTTGACGTTGATGTCCAACTTGATCCGCCGTTTATAGAGTAGTCGTAGCTTTGAATCGCGGACATTCCGCTGTTTGCGTTAGTTGGAGCAGTCCAGGAAACTGTGGCGGAGGTTCCTGTTATCGAGCTCGCGGTAACTGACGTCGGCGCCTGTGCGGATGAACCTTGGTTTGCAACTATGCTGATGTATCCGTCGTCAGCAGTTCCTGACGTTAGTGTACTTTGTGCAAGCCAGACTGGATGAGATGCTGCTCCAAACTCGGTAAACGAGGTGGCAAACGCGGCGGTGGTGTTGAAGTAGACTCGATACTCCGCTCCAACCGTTCTTGTTGTTGTAATTCTGCTATAACCTGTGCTAGACCCATCGACGTAATATCCTGTTAAAGAGTACGTACTTGATGGAAATGCAACTAACTTAATCAACGCGTAGTCCTGTCCGTCGATGAAGTGCACCTCATACTCAATCTCAAAGTCAGTTCCAACTGAGAAGCGTTTTCCGCGCCAAAAAACATAAAATCTTGTACCACTTGCGGCCCAGCGAACCGAGTTCATCACAAGGTCAGCAGGAAGAATGCCTAAAACACGATCAACTGTACTTGATATGTTTATTGCAGACTGTCCGGAGTCAAGAGAGATGTATCCGTTTGTTCCTACGTGAACCGTGTTACCAAAGTTAAACGTATAGTTTCGTGTTCCTGGCCAAAACTGTGCCCACGATCCTGCCACCTTTATATAGGCTTGTGCCACGTTTGCCCACGAGCCAGATACTTTTATAGCCATCTGTGTTACGTTTGCCCACGCACCACTTACCTTTATGTGCATCGTCATTTTATATACCTACTATCTATTCATAGACCAAAAATATTGAGCCGTTATAGTAGGCGGACGCATCTGGTAATCCGATGCTAGAGGCCGCTATGTTTCTAACTATTGATAGTGTCGCACTAACATCATTTAAGTATGTAAGACCAAGATTACCAGTTTGAAGAATGCCTGCGTTAAACTTCATGTTTAAGGTACTTGTTCCGCTGCCTTGAGCTAAACTTATATATCCTGGACTTCCGGTATTGTAAGGCGCATAGATTATTACTGAGCTAAGTCCGTATGTTGGATCGGTGCTTAACTCAACAATACCTGGATTAGTAGTTGTACTGTAAAATGATATTCTTCCTGGTGTGGCAGAGTCCATCTCAATACGTGTGCCTGATGCTGCCTGGCGAATATTTGCACCGGTAATTGTCTTACCGTCAATGGCAGTTGCTGAAAGTTTAGCTGCGGTAATTGAGCCTGCGGATATACGCGCCGCGTCTAGTGAGCCAGTTGTAATCTGTCCGGCGTCTAAGTTTGATGTAACTATAACGTTTGCAGCAAGAGATCCTGCGGTAATCTTTGCGGCCGATATATTTGACAGTGCGCCATCTCCAAGTGAAAAACCCTTCCAACCTGCGGTATTGGTGATTGTTCCTGCTGATACCGTCGATGAGACGTTTGCCGCGTTCTTTGCATATCTAACTGTTAACGCGGTAGGAGTTGCGGTAACCACATAGGATCCATTAAACGTTGCGTCAACACCTGAGACAGTTATTGTTTCTCCAACCACGAATGTGTGTGCTGATGAGACGGTAAGAGTTGCAACGTTTGACGTAAGTTGCTTGTTTGTTACAGTTGCCGTTATGGCTGTGCTATAGCGATATATCTTGTTGTCATCATCTGTATCAAACCAGGTGTCACCTAGTACATATGTTCCACCTGTTGGCTCGTAGTCCTGTCGGTAGATAGTATTTTTTCCATCCGCACTTGCTCGCGCCGTGTAGTCAATTGCTGTTGCTTCAATAAAATCCTCGGAAATTGGGTCATACACTGACTGTGCACCTGTGTTTGGATCAAACCAGGTCGTACCTTCCTTAAGATACTCAGTTGGCTCGGTCGTAGTTACAAACGTAGTTCCAAACTCTGCCTCATTTGGAGTTATCGCATCAGGTTGTATTGCCTTGGTAGGAACAGTGCGGTATTGAATCTTCTCGCCGGTAACTACGTTTCTCTTTAGACGTGTAGCTCCAGGGCGCTTCTCAACACGGCGAACGCGACGCTCAACGTCAACAACAACCTTACCTATACTTTTACGTCGTCTTCTTCTGCTAGCCAACTCTGTCAACCTCCGCCTCTGTAACTAGAATTAACTCAACCTCTTCACCAAAGCTTGGTGAGTCTGGAACCTTAACCTTGTACGCGTCGATCTTTCTAACTAAAACTGTATCGCGTGGCTCTAGGTCCGAGGCAAGACGCATGCGAACAAACTCATCATTTATTACTATCGCGCACCAGTCACCTGGAACGTACTCGCCGATCTTAGGAGATAGAGATCCATTAACTCTCACGTTTATGTCTGAGATCGGAGGACGTGACTCGGTTAGGTAGCGCTGTGCGTGTGCGTACAGAGCCTCCTCATCTCCTGTCTCATTTCTTGTCTCCTCCTGGTCAAGTAGAGGCCAACCTTGAAGTAGAAGATCGGTGTTACTTGCCACCGCGTATGGTTGAGATGCATCCTCACCAAGATCAGGTATGTTTCCAACGACAAAAAATCTAGTCGCGGAGTCCTCCGCATTTTCATCCATAGTTACGTCAATGATGTTTCCAGGATACTCAAACACAAGTTCATCTGCACCAAACCTACTTAGAGGAGATACCTCTCCCTCGGCAGGAGGATTTGGAAAGTCAATTGGAATTAGAACAAACTCTCTTGTAAACACCGGAATGTTTCCAACGTACTCGATGTGACAGTCTACACGATACTCAAAGCCGTCAACCGTGTCGGAGTACTCGTCAAGCTCCTCACCAACGCTACGCAACTCGTATCCTCGATAGTTTGTGTTTGGTACGTTCTTGCCGCTGTAGTCCTCGGTTGAGTAGTAGATGTCGATGTCAGAGTTTCCAGGAAATGGTCCGTATGTTCCAACGTCAACTGTTGGAGTTACGTTTGCTGTCGCACCTGTAACCGTGGTGGTAGGCATGTCCGTGTCTGACAGTGATATGGTAAACGTCGTCACCGTGGGAGTTTCAATTATTGTGTGGGTACCGTCAAATACGGAGATTGGAACCGCGATTGAAACGCTGCCTCCAACGACGACGGTGGACGCGACGTTGGACGCGATCTTTCCATAGGTTAGCGTTGTGGTAGTTGGAACGTCGTCGATGTAGTAGACACCGTTAAATGTGGCGTCAACACTTGACACGGTTATCGTGTCACCGATGTTTGCGCCGTGCGCACTTGACGTGGTAAGAGTTGCTACGTTGGAGGTAAGCTGCTTGTTTGTTACGGTCTTTGCCGCGCCGTCAACGCCGGATATAACTACGGTGTCGCCAACGCTAAACCCGTGACTTGCCGAGGTAGTTAGTGTTCCAACAAAGTTTGTTATACTTTTACTTGTTATGCTCTTTGAGTTCGTAGTTATTGCTGCTGATGCAACGTTTGCGGAGCTAAGTGCAAATGTAAACGTGTTTGCCGTCGGTGTTGAGATAACGTCATGTACACCGTCAAACGTGGCATCAACGTTGTAGATACTTACAGTCTGTGTAGGAATTATTCCGTGGTCAGTTGAGGTAGTTATCGTGGCAACGTTTGATGTTAATTCCTTGTTAGATATCGTGACGCTGGTGGTAGACGCAGGCTCAATCTCCGTGTTTGGAAACGTCGTTCCGCTAAAGTCAACAAGAACCTCATCGACAAGTTGGCGTACGTAGTCATAGGTATCAACGCGGGCATAGATCGTTGCGTCAAGATACGTTCCCGCTGGAATTGAGGTACCTGTAACCGTAAACTGATCAACTCCGTTTGAGGTTGCGATGGTGTAGTATCCGTTATACTCAAACATGTTTGTTGTTATAAACTCAATCTTAACCTTAGATCCAACTGGAAAGTCATAGGTAAGATTTTGTAAGGTTGCCGTCAAGGTTCCACCCGCGACAACAACATCAGCTCCAAAGTCATGTGACCAGGTCTTCCAGATATTTCGATGATAGAAGTAGCTTGTAAACTCAGATGCGTTTACGGTTAGATCTCTATCAACTACGTCATATGATCTACTCCAGATAATTCCACCCCAGACGCACTCCTGATCTCGAACTACGTACAGTCCTGTCTTTCCAGGCATGGTACTTTCATAGATGTTCATAGACGCGGTCTCAGGAATCACCGGAATACTTCCGCTAAATGATCCTGCCGCCTTTATCGAGCGCTCGAAGGAAACACCCTTGAACGGAATCTCCGCAAGTACGGTATTTGTTAAAAGATCAGTTGTGAAGTAGCGATATACGGATGCAACCGTGTCAACCGTAGCCATGTTATTTATCCTTCGTCGTGTGTAGAGTCATTTGGAGTATCCTATACTATCCAAGCCACGCGGAGCGGTAATACACAGTTAACGATGAGGTCGTGTTTGCATTTCCTTCGTCAACAAAGCTAAACAGGTTTGTGCCAGGAGCAAGAAGAGTCCACTCGGCAAGAACGTCGATTAGGTTTCTCTTTCCAACCGCGTCTCCGTTAAGTGCAACCTCGTGATCTCTTGTGTCGATCTCCAGTATGTCGGGACCAAACGTTATCGTGCCTGCCGGGCTGACCACCGATGACACGACGTTTGCCGCGGTCTTGGCGTAGGTTAATGTCGTCGTGGTTGGAACGTCAATAATCGTGTAGGTTCCATTGAAGGTAGAGTCAACTCCGGTTACCACGATCTCGTCACCCGCAAGAAGGCCGTGGGCACTTGAGGTAGTTAGGGTCGCCACGTTTGAGGTTAAGGCCTTGTTTGATACCGCGGGAGTTAGTACTCCGCGTAGGCTCTCGATTATCGTGATCTCCTCGTTTGTGGTCACGTTTTGAATCACTCCAGGACCTGTTAGAGGGCCTGTGATCTCCAAAACAACAGGCGCATAGGCATTACCCGTATTTACAACAGATCCCTCACCAGAGACCGCGGGAGTGCCGCTCTGCCCTGGTATTACAACCGATCTGTAGCCTAGCTCGTTACCCTCGTACCACTCGTATTTAAGTGGGTCCGGAGCGCGTAGTCCGATTGAAAATTCTGTTCGTCCACGGGGATTAACCGTGGTGATCTCAGGGCGTCCTGAGAGACGTACGTATGAGGCCTTTGTAGGGTTCTCGTTGGTCCTAAGCCAGTCACCTACGTATACGAGGTCGGTGTTTGCGATTAACTTGGAGCGTGCCGCAGGAACGTATGACGCGTCAGGCACAAGAAATACTCCGTTAAGCGTAAGTTGACGAGCCTGGTATCTTCCACGTACGTCGTATGATCCGTCACCGTAGCCGCGAGGAATGTCCTGTACGTCAGGCTCAGGGTGGTTCCACCAACCCTCGATGTCGGTGCATATCCAGACAACTCCGTCCTCGTCGATCGTGTTAAGAACTAACGAGCCAAGACTTACACCCGCGTCTAGCTTTAGACCGGTGATCTTTGGATACGGAACCGGCGATAGACCCTTGTTTACAAACTTTGTCTCTGTTGCCTGCGTAGGCTCATCAAGATACTCGTTTAGATATGATGCCTGCTCAAATAGGACGGCATCAACGTAGAACGTCTCTGCCGCGGTTCCTGCGGTAGGTTGAACTACCGAGACTAGTGCGCTTAACGCTCCTGCGGGAGCCGTAAATACTCCGGTAAGTCTAACCCAGTCATCGCCAGGAATAACGTCTAGAGATATCGTGGTTGAAGTTGAAAGTAGGCTTCCGGCGGTTGCGGAGTCATACCACTGCACTCTTCCGACGAGAGTTCCAGCCTCCTGTGATGCGTCGATCTTTACATAGATTCCTAAGGCGTATGAAAGCGCCTGAGTTACTAAGATTCTTGAAGACGTCACCGCACCTGAGTTTGACGAGGCAGCCTTTGCAACCTGTAGACATGATGATCCGTAGAAGTAGTTTGACGTAATTCTTGAGAGGGTGCTTGATCCTGTCGCCGACCAACCTGTGGTGTTTGTCTTAAACGAAGGATTAACTATGAGGTTATTTCTTGCCATGTTATGCTCCTCCGCGACGTAGTTGGAACGCGATCTGACGTGAAACTAGCGAGGCAAGCTCTGTCTCATCCATGCCAGGAGATGGATATACGTTTATTGTCATTCCTGCGCCTTTTTCTCCTGCTAAAAGTTTAATCATTGACTTATCTCGCTTTGAAAGTCCGTCTGGATCTAGCGGCTCAATTCTTTCTGGACGACCAGCCTCGGCAACGCGAGCTAAGGTACCTTGTCCTGAAGGATATACTGTTCCGCCTTCAGCGAACTGAGGTATCGTAGGAAATCCTATTGTACCTCCGCCAAATGGTCCGATCTTAGGAAGTGTAATCTTTAACTTGCCAAGCGTGTTGTTCCAGACTGATATTAACGCATTTATTGCACCGCGAACTACTGATATAACGATATCAAATGAATTTTTTACAACTCCACCTATCGAGCTAAGTACCTTTATTAAGCTTCCAACCACTGTTATAGCTACAGATATTGCAGCTGCAGCCTGTTTTATTGCAGACACAAGAACAACTCCAATTATCGGAACTATATACTTTCCTACAAAGTCTCCAAGTGCCTTAAATATTCCCATAATTCCACCAAGGCTAGGAGCTACGCTTGCTATGGCAGAGTTTATCTGGTTAAACGCATCTTTCAGTGTACCACCTACAACACTTACAAGGTTAGAAATGGCTTCTCTAAATATCTCGCTCTTGTTGTACGCAAGAATAAGAACTGCAGCTATTGCTGTAAAAATTCCTATAGCCGCAAGGAATGGTCCTGCGCCTGCAAAGCCAAATGCCTTAGCGGCAGCCGTAACAGAAGGACCTAGCCTTAAGTAGGCAGTTGTTAAGCTCTGAATTGGATTGGTTAAAAATGGAATAACATCAGCTAGGGCAAGAATAGATCCTTCAATTACCTTAGATCCAAATTTAACTACGTCTCCGATAGTTCCAAGGGCAAGAGAAAATGCTAGTAGTTGTGCTGTAACGTTAAATAATCCTTGCATTCCAGGATTATCAAGTATCTTAGTAAGTACATTTAATGCGCTTCCTAAGGTGTTAAGAAATACCTGTATTGCTCCGCTTGAGAGAGTAACTCTTCCAAAATCTATAAGTGACACTACAAATTTTGCCAGCTGAGGACCGGCAGCGTTAAGTCCCTTTAATATTTCTCCAAACGCAGGAGCTCCAGTCTTTAACGTATCCCAGAACGCCTTAACGCCAGGATCGGCTCCAGCCTGAAGTATTATCTTTACAAACGCACCTAGTGATTGAAGTACGGCCTTTGCGTTTATTGCAACGTCTCTAAAGTACTTTTGAAGTGCCTGTTGTCCGGAGACAGAACCTGAGAAGCTATCAAACTTTCTAGTTACCTCATTTAACCAGTCAATTAGTACGTATCCTCCTCCACCAGGAGAGAAGTTTGCCTTTGTTATGTTTGCAAGACTACGAAATGTATTCCCAAATATTGACCCTAAAGTTGCGGCAATGTCACCCGCCTTGTTGAAGAACTTAGTTAGTTCTCCTGAGGCTTCCTGCAGATTTAGGTAGTCGGCAAAGGCAGCTGTTTTATTTTCTATAAACTTATTAAATCTATTTATTAGAGGCTCAGCAGCAACAAGAAGAGTTAGAAATCCTTCATAGATATTTCCTAAGCTTGTTGCATAGCTTTGAATACTTATACCTGACTGTACTATTAGTTTATTTAACTTTTGTATATTATCTAGCTTTACTATAGCATCAACTATCTTTCCAAAAGCCTTACCTATGTCATCTCCAAGCTGAATTAGTGCTGGACGAAGCGCTGGAAAAAGTACTGTTCTAAGTCTTTCTAGTCCGGCCTCCAGTTGAGAAAATAGTTGCTGTCCAAGTGCGTTACGAAGATCCTTTAACGCGGGAATAAACGTCCCGATCATGTACCTTACAAATCCTTGTGCCTCCTTTGAAAGATCTGCAAGTGCGTTTTGAAAGTTTGTGTCCTGGGTGCCGCCGCTCTTTGCCTTATTAAGTGCGTCCTGTGCGTCCTGTTGATCGCGAACGGCATCAACTACGCGCTTCTGTGCGTCAAGATATGTGCTAGTCTGTTGTGCCTGTGTAGTTCCAGCTGCAACCGCTGCCTTGGCAAGTCGCTCCTGCTCCTTGCGAAGATCTGAGTTTTTGTCCTTTGCACGACGGAGGTTTAACTCAGCCTCCTCGAACGCAAGTTGCGCCTCGCGACGAGCACGCGAGTTTGGTGGAAGGTCCTGTACACGTTGAAGAGTTTCACGCGCCTTTTCTAGGTCAATTGAAGCCTTCTTCTCAGATAGTGCTGCATCCTCCGCGTCAAAACCAAGTTGCTGCACCTCCTCATCTGCCTTCATTGCTGCCTCAGCAAAGTCTCTCTGTGCCGCGGCAACTCTCTCGGTGGCAAGTGCTAGGTTCTTTAACGCACTTTGATACGCATCTGCATTCTTAGTTCCAGCAAGCTTAGCCTTTGTTCCGGCTGATATTGCCTTTGTAACTCCAGACAGCGCTCCTACTAATCCAAGTGCGGCGATACCTATAGACGAGATGGCACTTGCAAAGACTATAGCTGAAGGAGCGGCCGCAACTAGTGATGAGGCAAGTGATACAAGTCCGCCTGCTAGGGCGCCAATAGTAGATAACACTTGAGAAAAAATAGGACCAATTAGATATCCAGTTTTAACCAATGCTTGGAATCTTGCCCGTGCTGCGTCAGCCGCCGCTCCAAAGTCCGCAAGCGAACTTCTTAATCCACTGCCAGTTCCTTTTGAAAATCCTCTAGAAAAACTTTGCCCAACAGCACGTCCTTCGCGATCAATATTTATTCCACTTGCTGCACGACGGACCTCAGACTCAAAACCTGTTGTTATCGCCTTTACGACGATATATGCATCTCCTACTATTGCCATGTACTCACCTCCTTTCTATTTTTAACTTTATCTTTATCTAGACAGTGGTTCGTCTAAAACTGAGCCAAATGGTTTTGGTGATGCTGCATTTACCTCTGTAGCTGGAACAAAAGGCTTAGGCGGTTTCTTCATCGGATCAAACGCCTCAATCTTTTCCTCTTCCTCCTCAGGAGAACTGTCAAAGTCCTTTGTAAAGTTTTGACCTCCCGCTGAGTAGTTGGCGTTTGCTCTTGTCTGAGTATTTGAATATGCATATCTGTGTCCGTAGAAGTCCTGGTAGATGATCTCGCGAGAACGATCCTTGGCGTCTGCCTGCTCTGCTGATGCATAGTTCATATCATCTTCAAAGAAGTAATGCAGCACATCAAGCATATCTGATGCGTTCATCTCTTTTAGGTCCAATCCGTTCACTAGTGCTTTTCCGTTAACATAAGGCCAAAGGTCAACTCCCCAGATTAGGAGACTTTTGGCTCCTCTTCCGGGCGTCCTGCGTACACCTCAACTAACCAACCTGAGATCTCGGCAAGTGTCTCAACTGAAACGATCTTGTCAGGGTGAGTAAGAAGAGTATTAAATCTTTTATAACTTTCCTCAAGCAGTACACTTTCAAAGAAGCTACTAATTGTCTTTGCAGCCTCGGCTGGATCCTCTGCACTTGATCTAGCCACAAGATCAAGAAGTGTCTTTCCTTGAAGCTCTTCACGACATGAAAACTCCTCGCCGTGAATCTTAAATGTTACAGGTTCTTTTTCACCTGTACTTTTGCCAGAGCCAAAGTCTCTGTATTTAGTCATTGTTTCTTCCTCCGTTGTTTGTTTGTGTCTTTATTGAGACGGTTGTCTCAATTCTATTATCTTATCAAATAAAGGTTGTCGGCGAGGTACTTGTTAGGCTTAGTTCCAGGGTGTCTTACTATCCGAGTGTAGATGACTCGCCCTCTAGAAGAGAAGCGAAGAAACTCTGCTCGATCTGGAGTAATTATGTGAGGTCTTGTACCTTCGTGGTGTATTAAGGCGTAGCTAAGAGGTGAGCCTATCTTTAATGACTGGCCTCCGACCGAGCGGTACTGTCTCATGTTTATTGAGGCCTTCAGTCTTCCGGTCTTAACTCCAACCTGGTTCTTTGCCGCAATTAAAATTCTTGTGCCACGCTCGGCTAGGTAACGTCCAACGTCTCCTTCTGGGGAGTTAAGTAGATGATCTAGCGCTCCGCGATTAAACACGATGTGAATTTTTGAGAACCCGACACCAACTGAAGGTGCAGACGCACGAGCCGCGACTGCTGCAGCCCTAGCTCTTCCAGCTCTTCCAGCTCTTCCAATGCCTCTAGCAGCTCTTTGACCTAGGTATATAAAAGGACTATCAGGTATTAAACCATATAAAGGCATTATGGAACTACCATCGTTAACTGCATCGCGGTAGTTTGAAAGCCACCGTCAAATCCACTTGAGTCAGCGGTGGCAATAACACCTAGGCCAAACTCGCCTGGTTCCCACTGGTCTAACTTGTTTATTAACTCCATGAACATCCACGCGTCAACCACCGCGATGCGTGATGCCTCCTCGATCTTGTCTCCGGTAGGAGCCTTTCCGTTAACTCCAACCACAGGAATCTCGCGTGATATTGATATGGTAAGCACGACGCTACGTGGTGACTGACAGCGTTGAGGCTCACTTGCCTGGTTGCCAGGAAGACCTAGGTAGGTTTGAATAAATGAAACAACAAGCTGCTCGCAGTCGATCGCGGGCTCGCCTACGGTCCAAAACTGTCTTGAAGGAAGTGGAACGTTGTACTCCTCAAAGACCTCGATGGTCTTCTCAAGAACACCGTCCATCAGGTTCTTTAGGTTAAGTGCACCTGCACTTACGCCGCTTATATCTACTATTGCCATAATTCGTCCTTTAGGTCCCTAGGTTAATTTCCGATGGTGTACGTAGGTACTGGGTTGTTTGCTAGCCGAAGTGTTAGGTTTCCTGAGGCAATATACACGGTCTCTGTATTAGCTCCAACCGTTCTATCAGCGTATAGGTCCCAGGTTCCTGGGTCAAGGAAGCCAACGTAGTTGTATGCCTCGTCGTATGTGACTGATAGCGTTAGCGTGTCATGCGACTCGTTTGTTACGGTTGCGGTTCCGGTACCCACGCCGTATGCAACGTCAGCAACGCGCTCGTCCTCATCTCGTGCGTAGATAAATCTTGTTGTGCTTGGCACCTCGGTGATGTAGTAGCTACCGTTAAAGGTGGAGTTTATTCCGGCGATGGTGACTAGGTCTCCAACTACAAAGCCGTGAGCCGTGCTGGTTGTGATCGTCGCGTAGTTATCAACCAACTGCTTATATGTGACGTTCTTTGTTATGTCACTTGTTATCGAGTTGATTGACACGGAGCTAGAACCAAGCTCAACTGAGCTCGTCGAGCTGTAGTTATTTATCTTAAGATAAGGAATCCAGGTAGGATCTGAAACTAGGAACCCAGCGTTTATGTAGTCGATATTTACGTCCACGGTTCCTCCCTCCACGCCTGTAACAAACATGTCAAGATTGGTTATTGGAAGAACGGCTGGCTTGGCAACCATGCGGCGTGCACGTGGAACGTCGACTGAGAACACGCGAGCCTTTGCTCTTGCCTTGTCTGGGTTTGCTGACTTTAGGAATAGATCAACGACGTATAGGCCTGTTCGCATGTCATCGATGAAGTCCTGGTTATCAAGAATTGTGTAGGAAACTCCCTGACGTGCCACCGAGGTAACGCGGGAAGGAAGATCACACTCGTCACCGTTCCATAACTTAACAAACTCTGTCGCAAGAACTCTAGCCGCGGCGCGTCCAAGCGCAGGTGCAGGAGAGCCATATGAATATGTAACCTCGATGTTGCAGGGTGTCCAAGGAACACCTGAGCGCGCCTGTAGTGTTGAGTGATCAACCAGGTAGTAACGGCTAGGACTTACGATCTGTCCGGTTCTATCACGCACCGAGTGAATCTGCTGAACAGGACGTCCGCGCAATCTCAACCTTGATGACGGAGACATTCCGTCGGTTGTCATCTCCGCGTAGTCATCAAATTCGTCAAAAGGAATGTTGTAGATCTGGCCTTGCACAAGCTCGGCGGTGTAGTTCTTAGAGGACTGCCCTAGGCGATACGCCCTAGATGAGCAGATGTACTTCTCAGTTACGGTAGTTGTTCCGCTGTATTTTCTACCTGACAATGACCAAAGAAGTTGCGATGCTGTCTTTACCGCCTCATATGCATACTCGCTGTCAGCGTAGTCATCAAGCTCTTCTACGCCTACCCATAAGTTTGACACTTATCGTTCCTCGTCTACTCGTCGTTAGCTTATTCTAATAAAGGAGCGGCATGCCTGTGTATAAATATTACACATCGGCATGCCGCACATCTACCTTTAATTAAGAGGTTGGATCCTCGGTTGAAGCAATGATGTAGTCAACAGGATTATCCTCATTGAAGTTCTCATTTCCAGGTACGTTGTACGCTGTGGTTGAGCCCTGTGAGGTAAAGTCTGTAACTGCACGGCTGTTTGCACCAACTACGGCTGTACCGCTGTCTGCGGTAGAGGCAATAGTACCACTTGCTGTAGTTGTGTAGGTGAACGTTGTTGTTGTTGGTGCTGACACGATTGTGTAGGTACCGTTCAACGCTGAGTTAGTTAGACCTGCTATAACGACTGAATCTCCAGCCTCAAATGTGTGTGCAGTTGAAGTTGTAATAGTTGCTGTTGAGCCAGTTCTAGCCACGTTGCTGACCGTCTTTGAAATTTCTCCATGCCATCTGTAGAATCCCTTTCGTCCGGTTGGAGCCCATGAAGAACGAGCGTATGAATATGGACGCTCTGTTGCTGTTGGGAACTCCCAGCGCTCATCTAATCCAGATGAGAACGCTGTGTTTCCAAGGCCGTAGCCTTCAAATGTATTTGCAAGTAATCCGTTTTCAATTACGCGATCTCCTGAAAGACGAAGCTTGGCATATGGGAATACCCAGTGGAAGTAAGGAAGTGATGCTGCCTTCTTTCCATCAATGATTGCATGAGACCAGGTCTCAATCGCAACGCCGTATCCTGCTGGATCATCTCCGGTTGAAGGAGAAGACCAACCGATTGACTTACGATCTGGTGAGGCGTATGTGCCAAGGTTCTTGCGAAGTAACAAACCGCCTGAGATAAGCTGTGTTAACTCTGGGTCTGGTTCGCAGATCGCAAGCTCCATTGTGATACGCTTTAGCGTATCAGGAGCCTTGTAGGTTACGCAGACTGTGCCGTCAGCGCCCTTTTCTGTGATTTCATCGCCCTCTTCATACTCAGGTGTGAATGAAAGGCGCATGAAGCCTGATGTTGTGTAGCTGTCGCCTGCTGCATTCAGGAGATTACCAGATGCGTCAAGACGAGTTACTCGAATCGACACACCCTGAATACTCGCGGCGTATTCTTGTGTTGCCATTGTTTATTTCTCCTTCTTAGAGGCGGCTTTACTAGAGCTTATTCTATGCCGTCAGATCAACTCTGACTGCGAGATGGATAGACGGGTCAAAGTAAACCGCCGCTGGGCGAATTGCTTTAATACGCATATCGTTCTGATTTCCTGCCACATCGTAGCTTTGGGCTAGATTGTCGGCTACGACATCGACGTCGCCAAGAAATGTCCTGACTGAACCGGTGCCGTACATCCATTTGTTTGTCGCTGACGCCGTCGCGCCTGTTTGTCCGTCTGGGCCGGTTCCAGTATATCCCGAGCCAATGATAATCTTGGTTCCGCTGATTGTCTGAAGGTGGCCTTTTTCTACGTTATGGAAGATCATGTAGTTAGCAGAAAGAAGACCTGCTGTGTCCTTTGTCATGTGAATGACACCGTTTTCTCCAGCTGGAGATGTATCTGCTAATTCAAAGTCTAGAAGTGCAAGCGCGCGCTGAACAGATAGCGCAGTCGTGCCGTTAATAAGAGTTGCAGTTGAGTCACTAAGTGCCTTATTAGCATGACTCTCACCTTTTCTAATTGCGCCGTCCCAGAGTTCGCGCTCCATTGCCTTCTGAGTTCCACCTTCAAGTTGGCGCTTAACTCTTGCAACGTAGTCAAGACCAGGAAAACCTAGTGTTGAGCGATAGTCTTCAGCTTCAATAAAAAATGGTTTAATTTCTGTATAGCGCTCAGGGGCAGCATTAGACACCAACGTACTTGACGTTGTATCAGTGTCATCGTAGTTTACAAGACCACGGAGAGTTGTGTCCCACTCTTGTGAGAATCCTCGGATCCATTGATCTTCATTTACTTGAGTGTTAGGACTAGCTACGGTGAATAGACCGAACTCTGAAGGTACGATCTTTAGAGCTTCAAATATTCCGGTAAAAGCCATGTTCTCTGTTCCTAACTTAAATCTAGTTTTGTTTATTGTATCGGGGGAGCCCGTTTCCAGGCTCCCCTTCAACAAATGGGTTATCGGCTTAGTACTCGATTGTTGATGCAGTTACGCCACCAAGGGTGTCGCGTAGACCAGCAGCAGCGCCGTTAACGTTGATAGTTGATGTAACCTTAAGTGATTCAACACCAACCTTTGCAACACCTTCGAAGGTCTCAACGAACATCTTGTAGTCGTTGGTTCCAACAAGTGTGGAGTCGCGGATGATTCCGAGATCCAAGGTGCCGCCGTCTAGGAACAGGAATGTTCCCTCGGCAAACAAGTACCATATGAATGTATCGGTGAACTCGTTCATTGCACCTGAGCTTTGTGATCCAGTCATCGCTGAACCATCGATTGTGTAACATGGGTTGATGCTACGTGATGCGATGTATCCATCGATCTCAGCGTAAACATCAAGTGTCTTGTCACCAGGTGATGCAAGAGTCAAATCAGCTGCCATCGCATCCTTAATCCATGCTGGAATAATTGCGCGTAGTGGGAAGTCTGCTGGAAGGCGATGACGTCCACGATATTGAGCAGCTGCACGACCAAGTTGTACTAAGAAGTCGCGGCCCATACCGATTAAGGATGTGCTTGTAACTGCTGTAGATAACGCGGTCAGGCGAGTTAGGATTTGACCTTCTGCCTCACGTGCGTGTTGAATAAGACCTAGCTCGTTGTGACGAGCGATCAATTCAGGATAGGCACGTGTCATTAGGTTACCGAATTGTAGTTGCAATGTAACTGCGTCGGTAGCAACTGTGTTTTCTGTTGCTGCTGATACTGTTAGGCTTGCCTTTGTATCGGTTCCTGGGCTGGTGTCAACTACGTTTGTCCAGACACCGACTGCGTTGTCGTAGTCAGATAGTACCGGAGGCGTAATAAAACGAATACCGCCGCGATCAGCTTGGAAGCGAGGAAGACAGTCACGCACTGGGCGCTCTGTTGTTCCGATTCCAAAAATATCGTACTTAACGGTATATGGAGCAGAGTGTCCACCGGAAGCTACGATTGCCTCTGGTGATGCTACTGCTTGGATTTTATCCCAGTTGGCTTCTGAATCCTGTGTAAGGGTGCGGTCCTCTGGGTATGATGTGGTGATAGATGCAACGATGTGTTGCTCTCCATCTCCACCGTTTACACGGCGTAGACCATGTAGACGCTTGGACATTGCTTCTGCAACGGCCTTCATGTCTGCTAATTCACTGCCTGCTGTATAACCAGGAATATCAGCGCCAGCCGTAATTGCTACGGGAGCCGCTGATGTTTGGTTTAGTGGGCGGCGATCAGCTGGAGCTTCAATAACTTCTACTGAAGCTGCCGGTTCGTTATTTGCGGCGGCGGTCACTGGTGCCTCCTGATCTTTCTGCACAATTTGTGCTTCGCTTGTTTCTGTGCTTGCAACAACAGCCTCTGCCTCAACTGGAGCTTCTACAGCTACAGCCTCTTCAGGAGTTGTTGTTTCTACCGAGGCAGCTACTGCCTCTGGAGTTTCAACAGTTACTACAGGAGCTTCTGGAGCTACTACAGTCTCTGCTGGTGTTTGTACTTCCTCAACTGCAAGTTCAGCAGCAGGAGTTTCCTCCACTGCGGCCTCTGCGGTTGGTTCAGTTACTTGTGTTGTTTCTGATACTTCAGTTGAAAGTTCAGATGCTACTTCTGCAGCAGTTGATGCTTCAGCCATTGGTTTTTCCTCTTCCTTTTCTTCCTCGGCAGGAGCTTCTGCAGCTGGCTCTTCAGCCGGCTTCATATCTTCCTCCGCGGGGGTTTCGGTTTCGCCTTCAGGCATTTCACCTTCTGCTTCACCCTTAACACGCATAGCGGCCTCGGCTGCACGTGTTGCTAGCTCTTGAGCTAAAGCTTCACGACGGCTTACTTCACTACGAACTGTGTCAAGCATGTCAGCAAGAGATGTCATCGCATCTACTGTCTGAGGAGTAGGATCTTCCTTCTCAACCGTTTCGAATTCGCTTACAATGTCAGTCTGTAGTTGCGCGACATCTTCATCGCTCAACTCAGCCAGCATGTCAAGCTGTTGTTTTATACGGTCCACTGTCCCTCCTCCGGGCCAGTCATGATGAACGAGGTTGTTCATTCGCTAATCAGTCCAAGGCCGAGGGACTCCGAACGCATCTGTGCGTGGGAGGCACTCCACCTGGATTGAATAATATATTACTTTCTAAGTTAGGAGTCGAAGAAGTTTGCTCATCTGAGATGAGATCTCAGCCTGGGAGTAATAGTCTCCCCCGGACATGAATGACTTGAGGTCTACAGTTGCCTCGTCCGCATCCTTCTGTCCTATCTTGTCTTCAACCCTTGAGATCATATCTTCGATAAGACCCTTTAGGGCCGGAGGAAGGTCACTGTAACGAACCTTCTCCGTATCGCTTCCAAACGGCAAAGGCAGGTTGGCGATTACCTTACCTAACTCCCTTGCCGAGGAACGAACGTTTTCTAGTGATTGCGAGTCAAGAGCTCCCGTATCAAGTCGATCAACGATCGAGATGAGGTCACCTGCCGCTCTAGCAGCGTCCATATAGTTTCCAGCATCATCTAGGTTTTCAACCTCCTCGATCTTCTTGATTGCCTCGTCAGATCCGGAGTCTCCAAGATCCTGCTTAATACGTGCTAAAACTTGACGAAACTTACCTTTTGCATCGCGCGGTTGAGTCTCAGGGGTATACTTACCCTGGTCTTGTGCCTCAACCGCTAATGCT